GTTCGTTTGGTTTTCTTGTTCATTAAGTCACCTGTTTTGTGTTGTGGTGAGAATATCACCTTTCATCAGGTGGCCAAATTTAGTGTGCCACTACATCCGCCTGTTATCGGCACTGTTGCCGCCCGGTCCGGCGTGGTCAGCCAGCGATCCGGCGATTGCCGGTGCGGCACCGTCATTAACCCGTGTTCATCAGCGTGCGGATGCCCTGATGCGGGAGCTGGATCCGCGCACCACCACCGAACTGATAAACCGCTGGGAGCGTCTGTGCGGCCTGCCGGATGAATGTATTCCCGCAGGGACACAGACCCTTCGCCAGCGTCAGCAACGGCTGGATGCGAAGGTTAACCTGGCGGGCGGCATCAACGAGGATTTTTATCTTGCACAGCTTGCTGCCCTGGGCAGACCAGATGCCACCATCACGCGATACGACAAAAGCACCTTCACCTGCTCATCGGCCTGTACTGACGCGGTGAATGCGCCGGAATGGCGGTATTACTGGCAGGTCAACATGCCAGCTGCCACCAACACCACCTGGATGACATGTGGTGATCCCTGTGATTCCGCACTGCGTATCTGGGGCGACACCGTTGTCGAGTGTGTGCTTAACAAACTCTGCCCTTCGCATACCTACGTAATTTTTAAATATCCGGAGTAATCCATGCATCGTATAGACACGAAAACCGCGCAGAAGGATAAGTTCGGCGCGGGTAAGAACGGTTTTACCCGTGGTAACCCCCAGACCGGCACACCTGCCACCGATCTGGATGATGACTACTTTGACATGTTGCAGGAAGAACTTTGTAGCGTGGTGGAGGCCTCCGGTGCCAGCCTGGAGAAAGGGCGGCATGACCAGCTGCTTACCGCACTTCGTGCGCTGCTGTTAAGCCGCAAGAATCCGTTTGGCGATATCAAATCGGATGGCACTGTGCAAACGGCTCTCGAAAACCTTGGTTTGGGAGAAGGCTCAGCGTTACCCGTTGGTGTACCTGTTCCGTGGCCTTCAGCCACACCGCCAACAGGCTGGATTAAATGCAACGGTGCGCCTTTTTCTGCTGAAGAATACCCGGAGCTGGCAAAAGTTTATCCAGCGTTAAAATTGCCTGATTTGCGCGGTGAATTTATCCGTGGCTGGGATGATGGGCGCGGGGTTGATAGTGGGCGCGTTGTTTTAACTGGTCAGAGCCAATCAGTACAGCAGCATACTCATGATCTAGCGATGGCATACAGTTCAGATACCGCTTACAGGGACAGGCTGGGCGATACCCCTGACTCTGACATGATTCCGATTAAATATATGATTAATGCAACCACTTTTAATGGCTCTGGTTGGGTTTACTTAAAGGCGAATGGTTCAACAGGTGCTGAAACTCGCCCGCGCAACCTCGCATTCAACTACATTGTAAGGGCAGTATAATGACCGCAAAAGAAATTTCATTAGATGAAAACGGTTTCGCCACGGAAGACGGATATATCACCGTTTATAATTATGATGGCGTGACGCGTGAATATATCGGTTTAGCTGTTGAATATCTTCCCGTTGGCGTTGGTGTTCCAGGCAATTCGTGCGTGGATGCGCCAATCAGCAAAAAGGACGGCTTTGCTGTTTGCCGGACGGCTGATTTGACCGGTTGGGAATACGTTGCAGACCATCGCGGCGAAACCGTTTACAGCACGGAAACTGGAAAGCATGTGACAGTTTCACGGTTGGGAGAATACCCGGAAGGCACCACCACCACAGCACCATCTACGCCATATGACAAATGGGCTACAGATAGCGATAAACAGCACTCGGCGAACGTGGCCGAAGCCGAGCAACAGAAAACAAATCTTCTGAACGCCGCAAATTCAAAAATCAGCCTGTGGCAAACGGAACTGCAGTTAGGCATTATCAGTGGCGATGACAAAGCCAGCCTGATTGCCTGGATTGGCTACATTAAGGCGGTGCAGGCAACAGATACCAGCACCGCGCCGGATGTCATCTGGCCTGAACTGCCGGAGGCGTAGGCCATTCAATATCTGGCGCACCGGAAGTATCGACCAGCTCCAGTGCGTCCAGTTGACATCCTCCACGCCCTGAAGGACGGGGTTTTACGGCGCACCGGATAAATCCAAATGGAGTTTCGGGAGATAAATGAAACCGTAGCACGTCGTATGCAAGAACGTGCCACGGCTGGCTGGCGAACTTTCGATAGTGCGAGTATTGAATGATTTCCAGCCGTTACCGATTTTACGTGTTAATTAGTGAACAAACCACTCGTCAGCAGATTCCCAGGTATCTTTCAGAGTCTCCTGAACAAAAGTTTTTGCAGAATCCTTATCTGCGGTGCGTGTAACAGAAAGGCCATCGTTGCTGGTGGCTTTTACGATCACCTCTACATCGTCATAACGTTTACTGATGCGTCGGGTTAATTCTTCCTTTAACGCATCCACAGCACCGGTTGGCATTTTAGTCATTTTTTCTTTGGCTATGCAGATTTCAATACGCATAAAAGTCCCTCTATACTGTGTTTGTATACAGTATTATTTTTAACTGTATAGATAAACAGTGTCAAGAGGCCTTATTTCTGCTCCTTTGGAGCTCTTCAAAACGATTATGTAAAGATTTCGGATACAGTTCGGTATATACCTGCCATAGCACGTTTAATGAACGATGCCCTGTAACCTGGGCGACTTCCTCAATACTAAAACCAGCCTCAAATAAGCGACTTGCCCCTTCTCTACGCAAATCATGGTATCGCAGATCTTTAATACCTAATTTGCTTCTTACCCTCTGGAATCCCGCAGTAACAGAAGTGCTGTTATATGGAAAAATGAATTCTGATTTTTTGGGTTGTCGTTGGACGATATCCCAGGCTTCCCCAAGCAAGGCTACTTTCATATGGTTGCCTTCCTTTTTACGTGGATCTTTCCTGTCTCTTACGAGTATGGATTTTTGTTCCTGATCGAGATCCTCCCATCGTAATCGGCATACTTCACCGATTCGCATACATGACCACACAGAAAATTTGAGGATATCAACGAACGGAATTTTTGAGCATTTATGTGTAGATCGTTGTTGAAGACCTTCAATGAGCATGTCCAGTTCATCAGATGCCGGTCTACGATTACGACGATTTGATTTACCAATTAAACCAAGTTTAAGTAGATATGGACGAGCGGCTTTTGCTGGGTTTGATGTGTAATTAATTCCATATACAGGTTTGGCAGCATCCAGAACACTGCCAAGATAACTAACATCGTGGCTAACTGTAGCTGGACCTGCACCAGCGTTGTTTCTTAGCCTGCAATGTTCAATTACGTCATTTTCTGTCAGTTCAGATAGTTTGAGCGCGGAGACGTCACTATCCATAAGCAGTTCCAGCACATATCTTTTAGTACGGCCTGCTTTACCTCCGGCATTTGGGTCATTTAAATATTTGTGTAGTAAGTCACGGACTGTAAGTCCGTCAACTGCATTTGATGATGGAATGCCATATAGATCTAATTCCATCACTTTCTGTGTGCCCCATGTTTTGGCATGAGCATGTTTAGGGAATGTTTTACTTTCCCTGTAAGTGATAACACCTTTTTCTTTGATAATCACATTACAGCGATAGCGTGGTGTGCCATCGGATTTTAGTCGTTTCTCTATGTTATAGTATGCCATTACACGACCTCGTTATTTCGGGTTCCCATAAAACGTGGGAACCTGTGCGGGAACCTAACGCGAGAAAAATAGCCTGAAATGTTCAAAAATGCACGATAATCATGAAACACAAAAAATTAATCAAACCAGCGTGATGCCTGAAAAAACTGGTGTTTACTGGAATTCTCGGTTTAGCATTGCTCCTATGCTCGACTGGACGGACAGACATTGCCGCTATTTCTTGCGTCTGCTTTCCCGCAATACGTTGCTGTATACCGAAATGGTGACCACAGGGGCGATTATTCACGGTAAAGGTGATTACCTGGCGTACAGTGAAGAAGAACATCCGGTAGCGTTGCAACTCGGCGGTAGCGATCCGGCGGCGCTGGCACAGTGTGCGAAGCTGGCAGAAGCGCGTGGATATGATGAGATCAACCTGAATGTCGGCTGCCCGTCTGACCGGGTGCAGAACGGCATGTTTGGTGCGTGTCTGATGGGTAATGCGCAGCTGGTTGCCGACTGTGTGAAAGCGATGCGCGATGTGGTGTCGATTCCAGTGACGGTGAAAACGCGTATTGGCATCGATGACCAGGACAGCTATGAATTTCTCTGCGATTTCATCAACACTGTTTCCGGCAAAGGCGAGTGTGAGATGTTTATCATCCACGCACGTAAAGCCTGGCTTTCGGGGTTAAGCCCGAAAGAAAACCGTGAAATCCCGCCGCTCGATTATCCGCGTGTGTATCAACTGAAGCGTGACTTTCCGCATCTGACAATGTCGATTAACGGTGGTATCAAGTCGCTGGAAGAGGCCAAAGCACACCTGCAACATATGGATGGCGTGATGGTCGGGCGCGAGGCGTATCAGAATCCGGGTATTCTGGCGGCGGTAGACCGGGAGATCTTTGGTTCCTCGGATACCGATGCCGATCCGGTGGCGGTAGTGCGCGCCATGTATCCGTACATTGAGCGTGAACTCAGCCAGGGGACGTATCTCGGCCATATTACCCGGCATATGCTGGGTTTGTTCCAGGGTATTCCTGGCGCGCGGCAGTGGCGGCGTTATTTAAGTGAAAATGCCCATAAAGCGGGTGCTGACATTAACGTGCTGGAACACGCGCTCAAACTGGTGGCGGATAAGCGTTAACTTTTCACCAAAAAGTAGTCAAATTCACCACGCCCTGCGCACCGTCGCGGGGCGTTTTGCTGTTAAATCAATAGATTATTTTTGGCATGATTCTTGTAATGCCAGCAAGAGATTTCATATTTGGGAGAGCATCATGCTGGAACTACTTTTTGTGATTGGCTTTTTTGTCATGCTGATGGTCACCGGCGTTTCGTTGCTGGGCATTATCGCCGCGCTGGTTGTGGCGACGGCCATTATGTTCCTCGGCGGTATGCTGGCATTGATGATTAAGTTGCTGCCGTGGTTACTACTGGCGATTGCGGTGGTGTGGGTTATTAAGGCGATTAAAGCACCAAAAATGCCGAAATATCAGCGTTATGACCGCTGGCGTTACTAAGGGATTGTGCGGATGATCACAACCTAAGGTTTTATCCTTAGAACAAAATAGGAATTGATAATCAAATCTGTCACTATTGCGCCTCTAACAGATTCATCGTGCTGTACCCTACATACAGCCGAACTATAAAAAGAAAGGGCTTCCCAGGTGGAAGCCCTATTTCTTTTATGGAATCAGCAGGCTGGAACCTTGCGTTGCCCGGCTTTCCAGAATTTCATGCGCACGCTGCGCATCCTTCAGCGGATATTTCTGCTGCTCGGCGACATCGACCTTAATCACACCGCTGGCAATCAAAGAGAACAGTTCATTACTGGCCTCGGTTAATTCCTCCCGCGTGGTGATATAGCCTTGCAGGGAAGGGCGTGTCACATACAACGAGCCTTTCTGATTGAGAATGCCTAAGTTCACACCGGTAACCGCACCTGATGAGTTGCCAAAACTCACCATTAAGCCGCGGCGTTGCAGGCAATCCAGCGACCGTTCCCAGGTGTCTCTGCCCACGGAATCGTACACCACGCGCACTTTCTTACCGCCGGTGATCTCTTTTAACCGCTCGACCAGATTCTCTTCACGATAGTTAATAACCTGCCACGCGCCCGCTTTTAGCGCGCTCTGCGCTTTTTGCGCGGTTCCTACGGTGCCGATAAGTTTCGCGCCCAGGGCTTTTGCCCACTGGCAGGCAATCAAGCCAACGCCGCCAGCTGCTGCGTGGAACAGGAACTGCTCATCGGGTTTAATTTCATAGGTTTTGCGCAGCAGATAATAAACCGTTAAGCCTTTCAGGAAGGATGCCGCAGCTTGCTCAAAAGAAATTGCCGCAGGCAGAATCGCCGCTTTATCCGCAATAATGTTATGCACAGAGCTGTAAGCGCCTAACGCCGACTGCGCATAGACTACACGATCGCCTGCCTTAATATGCTTTACACCACTGCCGACTTTACTCACGATGCCTGCTGCTTCGGTGCCTAATCCGCTGGGTAGCGATGGCGGCGGGTAAAGGCCGCTGCGGATATATGTGTCGATAAAATTGATGCCGATGGCTTTATTTTCGACCTGGATTTCATTCTCTGCCGGATCGGCAGGAGTGAACTCTACGGCTTGAAGTACTTCCGGGCCACCGTGCTTGTGAAATTCAATTCGTGTTGCCATGTGTCCTCCAGAACGTATCGTCAGGGTCTGCTTCATATGGTAAAGTTTCGACCCATTCTTTATCTCGGTAACTCCATTCACTATGGCAGGAAATAAACCCTTCAACAAACAGCAGGCTGAACCCCGCGAACGCGATCCACAAGTTGCCGGGCTGAAAGTGCCTCCGCACTCGATCGAAGCGGAGCAGTCGGTGTTGGGCGGTTTAATGCTAGATAACGAACGCTGGGATGATGTAGCCGAGCGTGTGGTAGCAGACGATTTTTACACCCGCCCACACCGTCATATCTTTACTGAAATGGCGCGTTTGCAGGAAAGCGGTAGCCCTATCGATCTAATTACTCTTGCGGAATCGCTGGAACGCCAGGGGCAACTCGATAGCGTCGGTGGTTTTGCTTATCTGGCAGAGCTGTCAAAAAATACGCCAAGTGCGGCGAACATCAGTGCTTATGCTGACATCGTGCGTGAACGTGCCGTTGTCCGTGAGATGATCTCGGTTGCGAATGAGATTGCTGAAGCCGGTTTTGATCCGCAGGGGCGTACCAGCGAAGATCTGCTGGACCTTGCTGAATCCCGCGTCTTTAAAATTGCCGAAAGTCGTGCAAACAAAGACGAAGGGCCGAAGAACATCGCCGATGTGCTCGACGCAACCGTGGCGCGTATTGAGCAGTTGTTTCAGCAGCCACACGATGGCGTTACCGGAGTAAACACCGGTTATGACGATCTCAACAAAAAAACCGCTGGCTTGCAGCCGTCGGATTTGATCATCGTCGCCGCGCGTCCGTCGATGGGTAAAACAACATTTGCGATGAACCTCGTCGAAAACGCGGCGATGTTGCAGGATAAACCGGTACTTATCTTCTCGCTGGAGATGCCTTCAGAACAGATTATGATGCGTTCTCTGGCGTCGCTGTCGCGCGTTGACCAGACTAAAATCCGTACCGGGCAGCTCGATGATGAAGACTGGGCGCGCATTTCCGGCACCATGGGTATTTTGCTCGAAAAACGCAATATCTATATCGATGACTCTTCCGGCCTGACGCCAACGGAAGTGCGTTCCCGCGCACGCCGTATTGCCCGTGAACACGGCGGCATCGGGCTTATCATGATCGACTACCTGCAACTGATGCGCGTACCGGCGCTTTCCGATAACCGTACGCTGGAAATTGCAGAAATCTCCCGCTCGCTGAAAGCACTGGCGAAAGAACTGAACGTGCCGGTGGTGGCGCTGTCCCAGTTGAACCGTTCTCTGGAACAACGTGCCGACAAACGCCCGGTCAACTCCGACCTGCGTGAATCTGGCTCTATCGAGCAGGATGCGGACTTGATCATGTTTATCTATCGTGATGAGGTGTATCACGAAAACAGTGATTTAAAAGGCATCGCGGAAATTATTATCGGTAAACAACGTAACGGCCCAATCGGGACGGTACGCCTGACCTTTAACGGTCAATGGTCGCGCTTCGACAACTATGCGGGGCCGCAGTACGACGACGAATAATAATTATTTTATGAATTAGGTAATTAAAGCAAACACTTATCAAGGAACACAAATGCAAGCGGCAACTGTTGTGATTAACCGCCGCGCTCTGCGACACAACCTGCAACGTCTTCGTGAACTGGCCCCTGCCAGTAAAATGGTTGCGGTGGTGAAAGCGAACGCTTATGGTCACGGTCTTCTTGAGACCGCGCGAACGCTCCCCGATGCTGACGCCTTTGGCGTAGCCCGTCTCGAAGAAGCTCTGCGACTGCGTGCGGGGGGAATCACCAAACCTGTACTGTTACTCGAAGGCTTTTTTGATGCCAGAGATCTGCCGACGATTTCTGCGCAACATTTTCATACCGCCGTGCATAACGAAGAACAGCTGGCTGCGCTGGAAGAGGCTAGCCTGGACGAGCCGGTTACCGTCTGG